TAAAAACAATTTAGAAGTATCGGATTGTGGTGAACAAAAAATTTTAATTCAACATTATTACAATAAGAATTCAAAAGTCCATGATTTTGCTTATCCAAATAATATAGCACTTCCTATAATTAGTATGACATCAAAAGGTGGTTACTATAATTTGCATTTTGATTCTCCACACAATGGAAATGTAAGCACTACTTTATTTCTTTCTGAACCCCATGAGTATGAAGGAGGAGAGTTGGAACTTTATCTTGATGGTGGAGTGAAAAGTTTTAAACTAGAAGCAGGGAAAGCAATTCTATATAATACTCAAATACCGCATAGAGTTAAACAGGTAACTAAAGGTAAACGAATAGCTTCTGTTACTTGGTTAAAATCTATGATTCCTGATAAAAATATAAGAAAGCAATTGTGGAGATTGCATTGTCTTGAAAATTCTTTAAAAGATAGATATGAAGATTTTGATGGAGAGAAAAATGGGTGGAATGCAGAAACTTTAAGAGAATCTACTAACCATCCTCAATTTCAATTAAAATCTATTATTGCTGAAATAGTTGCACAAAATTTAATTATTCCTGAACCACAAAAGTGACAGTTGAATTACTGTCCACTCTGCTATCGACTCTGCCCCACTCTGCCTTATACTAAGTGCATACAAGAGGAGTCACCATGCCTGTTAACTACGAAATCAAGTCCCAACTTGCCAAACTGCTTGCCACTGAGGATCTTCTGGTAGAACACAAGAAAGTTGAAACTGCATCATTCAATGTTGACACACGGGTTCTGACTCTCCCTACTTGGGATACTGCTTCTAATGACGTATATGACCTTCTAGTTGCACATGAAGTTGGTCATGCGTTATTCACCCCTAATGTTGATTGGACTGACCGGATAAATGTTCCTCCAATGTTTGTAAACATTGTTGAGGATGCGAGAATTGAAAAATTGATGAAACGTAAGTATGGTGGGTTGTCCAAAACGTTTTATCGTGGATATAAAGAACTGAATGATAAAGATTTCTTTTCCATTGAAGAGCATGGTGTTGATAAGTATGGTCTTGCAGATAAAGTAAACCTTTACTTTAAGATTGGTAATTTTATTGATATTCAATTTGATACTTTTGATGAAAGTAGAATCGTTAAATTGATTGCAGATGCAGAAACTTTTGATGAAGTGCTTACTGCATCCGAAGAACTCTACAAGTATTGTAAGCAGAAAAAAGAACAACAATCTAAGATAAAGAACCTTGATGAGCATAAGGAAAATGGTTCTGCATCTGGTGAAACTGAAAGCACCGAGCAAGACGCCGAGCAAGTGTCTGATCAAATGGATGCTGATGATTCTGTAGATTCTTCTGATGATTCTGAATCTACTGAAGATAATTCTGATGAACTTACAGTTGAGACTATGGACTCATTGGATAAAAATCTGAAGCAACTCAATAAACTTTCTGGGGAAGAAACGCAATATATTGAAATTCCTGATATTGATCTAGAAACATTTGTTGTCAGTAACGAAACAATTCATAATCAAATTAGTGAATACTTTGATTGTATTGAAAGTGGAGCAACAGTGTCCATTTTTGAAGATACTGATTTGCAGTATAATAAATTTAAAAAATCTGCACAGAAAGAAGTTAATTATCTCGTAAAGGAATTTGAATGTAAGAAATCTGCAGATGCATATGCACGGACTTTTACATCACGAACTGGAGTTCTTGACACATCTAAACTTCATACTTACAAGTACAATGAAGATCTTTTCAAAAAAGTAAATATTATTCCCGATGGAAAAAATCATGGACTAATCTTCATTATTGATTGGTCAGGTTCTATGGGAAATTATATTTTGGATACAATCAAACAACTGTATAATCTTGTTTGGTTCTGCCAAAAGGTCAAAATTCCTTTTGATGTTTATGCATTCACTAATGCTTATAAGTGTCTTGAATATATTGATCATGTTCCCGTAGAAATTCCTGAACACCATGAGATGGAAGAAGGAAAGTTTTATATTCCTAAAGATACTTGTGTAGTCAATCTATTTACAAGTGGCAAAAAAAATAATGTTCTTGAAAAGCAAATGCTAAACATTTGGAGAAATGTTTATGCAATGCGATACTATTGCAATTATTCTTATTTTCATCGTATCGGACTTGGGGGAACTCCACTTAATGAAGCATTAGTTGCTTTGCATAAAATTCTTCCAAAATTCAAAAACCAACATAAACTACAAAAAGTTCAGTGTGTTGTTTTGACTGATGGGGAAGGATGTCATCTTTCTACTATGAAGGAGAAAACTGATTATTATAGTGGTGATAAGATTATTCGTCCTTGGAGAATGTCTACAAACTCTTTTATGAGAAATCGTAAAACTGGACATACTTATAAAATTTCAGAAAACTTTATTTCCTTTACCAATATGATTCTGGAAGATCTCCGTCAAACATTTCAAGATACTAATTTCATTGGAATTCGTATTCTTACAGGAACGGATTTCTCTAGAATGAATTCTTCTTATAATGGATATGGTGATGCTGCTGAGAAAGCAAGGAAAGATTGGAAAAAAGAAAAGTGTACAGTCGTTTATAACTGTGGATACAATGCATATTTCATGCTTCAATCAAATGCATTGCAAAATGATAGTGAATTTGAAGTTTCTGAAGATGCTACAAAAACTCAGATTAAAAATGCCTTCAAGAAATCATTGATGTCTAAAAAAATGAATAAGAAAATTCTCAATGAGTTTGTAGAACTCGTCGCATGATAAATATTTCTATAGTGCAACATAATAACATGGGAAGATTTTCAAGTTTATTGGGGGCAGGTGGTCCCGAACCAAAACCAAATAAATTACTAACGGAAGTTCCTGAAGAAACCTCTGTGGAACTTTTAACAGAGGTTCCTACAAGAGCTAGAGATGATAAAGGTCATTTCATTGCCGATGATCCAACCACCCCAGAGAATGAGGCGTGGGTTGGTGGAGTCGCACCTGAACCTGCTAAGAAGAAACGCACTCGCAGGAAAAAGTCAGTTTAGGATCTGGCACAAGGGGGGGTTTCGACCCCCCCTTTTTCGTGTATAATAACTTCAGTTGAAACAAACGACCTACATCATGACACTCTCTGCTGAATACATCATCACTTCACTTCAGTCACTTTATGGTAACAACATTACCTCTTCAGACATTCGTGGTTGGTGTGATATGAACGGTGCTACTTATCAAACCGTATCTAAAAAACTTGATTCTTATAAAGTTGGTCGTGGTAAGTGGAATCTTGAAGTAACTAAAGATACAGTTGAAGATCTTGAAGTGAGTTATAATGCTCCTGCAGCAATCCCTGCTGTTGAACAAAATCTCGTTCCAGAAAAAGATGATACTTTCGTCCAGTTTGGTAATTTTTCGGATATCAAAAAAATTATTAAGTCCAATCTTTTTTATCCAACATTTATTACGGGTCTTTCTGGTAATGGTAAAACTTTTTCGATTGAACAAGCATGTGCAATTCTGGGGAGGGAACTCATCCGTGTAAACATTACTATTGAAACTGATGAAGACGATCTTATTGGTGGTTTCCGTCTTGTCGATGGGGCAACTGTTTGGCATAACGGACCTGTCGTTGAAGCACTCGAACGAGGTGCAATCTTGCTACTCGATGAAATTGACCTTGCTTCCAACAAAATTCTATGCCTCCAGTCCATCCTTGAAGGTAAGGGTGTGTTCCTGAAGAAAATTGGTAAGATTGTGAAACCAGCAGCAGGTTTCAATGTATTTGCTACTGCCAATACTAAAGGTAAAGGTTCTGATGATGGACGTTTCATTGGCACTAATGTTTTGAACGAAGCATTCCTGGAACGTTTCCCTGTGACTTTTGAACAATCATATCCAACTCCTGCTACAGAACTAAAGATTCTTGAAGGTATTGCTTTAGATCTTGGTGTAGAAGATTCTGATTTCTGCAAACGACTGGTTGATTGGGGAGATGTGATTCGTAAAACTTTTTATGATGGAGGAATTGATGAGATTATTTCTACCCGTCGTTTGGTTCACATTATCCGTGCTTACAGTATCTTTGAAAATAAAATGAAAGCAATTGATGTTTGCACTGCACGATTTGATGATGAGACAAAGCAATCTTTCATTGAACTTTATGACAAGATTGATGCAGATGTCGATATTGCAAAATCTAATGATTGATGATATAATTCCAAGGAGGTAATATGCCTCCTTTTTATGATAAATTCTTGGAGTTTACTTTACGAAACTATGTTTGGACCTGAAGATGAAATTAAATTCGTTAAACCAGATGAAGAAAAACTGGGATTCGTCGAACCTGATGAAGAAAAAATGAGACAAATTCAACATTTAATTGATCTAAATCTTGAATCTACTTCTAAGAATGGATTTTGGAAGTATGAGGAAGACCTTACTATGAAGGAAGTCCGTGATTACCTCTCTGCAACATATAAATCCCACTACACTTCTCAGGATTCTAAAACTCAGACACTTGATCTGATTGAAAGTATTGGTGATGCAGAACCATTCTGTCGTTCTAATGCTATCAAATATCTTTCTAGGTTTGGTAAGAAAAATGGAAAGTCAAAACAAGATATTTTGAAAGCCATTCACTATTGTGTTCTTCTTTATCATTTCTCTGGATTGCACACCAAAAAAACTGATACATATGAAACCTTTTGATTTCTTGTGCTATAATAATTCAAACTGATTAAATTATGAAACTATCTCCCGAAACTATTTCTCTTCTTAAAAACTTTTCTACCATCAATCAATCTATTTTTATCAAGGGTGGAAGTGAACTTCGCACTATTTCTGTGATGAAGAACATTTTTGCCGCAGCAAAAGTATCTGAAGTATTTCCAAAAGATTTTGCAATCTATGATTTGAATGCTTTTCTAAATGCAATTTCACTTCATAGTAGTCCTGATCTAGATTTTTCTGATGATCAGTGTTTGACTTGGAGTGAATCTAATAGTTCTGGAACATGGTATTTTGCAGATCCTTCAGTGATTGTATCACCTCCAGAGAAAGAGATTGTTCTTCCATCTAAAGATGTTTGTTTTGTTTATAGTTCCTCAGTTCATGAGAAACTAATGAAAGCAGCATCTGTTTATCAAGTAAGTGATCTTTCTTGTATTGGTGCTGATGGTAAGATCATGATGAAGGTTCGTGATAAGAAGAATGACTCTTCCAACTACTTCACTGAGGTTGTTGGTGAAACTGATAGTGAGTTTTGTTTCAACTTCAAGGTTGAGAACATGAAACTCCTTTCTGGTAGTTATGATGTAGTAGTGTCGCAGAAACTACTTGCCGAGTTTACTAGTAAATCTGGAAACCTTAAATATTTTATTGCACTTGAACCAGATTCAACATATGAATGAAAATTGATGTACCTTTGAGAATCATTGGCAGTATACTGGTTATTGCTGCCTATTTCGTAGTATTACATGTAAATGTTTTGTTTGGAGTTGTAATGCATTTTATTGCAGATCTTATTTCAATTCCTTACTTTGTTCGCACAAAATCATGGGATGTAGTTATAATGCTATCATTCCTACTGATAATTTCACTATCAAAATTGTTATGAACATCTTTGTGACTTCTCAGGATCCTATGCAATCTGCCAGGGTTCTTCCTGATAAACATATTGTTAAGATGCCTCTAGAGTGTTGTCAAATGCTTGCTATCATTTATTCTAAGTGGTATTATGATTGGGGAACTCTTACTAAAAAAGATGGTGAACCTTATGAAACTAAAAAAGGTGCTTTTCGTAATCATCCCTGTACTATTTGGGCAGCAAAAAATTATTACAACCTTGCTTGGTTAATTCAGCATGGTTGTTTTTTATCTGCCGAGTACAAAATTCGATATGGAAAAATTCATTCTTGCACCAAAACTTTGTTTGAAGCAAAGAAAATTTTTCATAAAAAAACTGGTCAATCTATCACTTGCTATTCACTAGCAGAAAACTTCGCAAGAGCAATGCCCGATGAATTTAAACTTGACACAAGCATTGACACTTTTACTGCTTACAAAATGTACATTGGCAGCAAACCTTGGGTTGCATCTAATTATCTTCGT